CTGTCTCTGAGCGTGATGCCCAGATTGTTGACCTGAAAGCACAACTCGCGTCCGTGACCGAGAACGTGGCTCAGGAACGGTTGAAGGCCGCTGCTACACAGCAGCTCAGCCAGGCCAGTGCGGTGAATCCTACGCAGCTGTTCCAGCTGTTATCGCCGCAGCTTCGTGTTGATGACGAAGGCAATCCAGTGGTGCTCAACGGGGGCGTCGAGCAACCACTGAATGACTACGTTGCCAACCTGAAGCAATCGCCTGATTGGCAGCACCATTTCGGACCATCTGCTGGTGGTCGCGGGATGGGTGCATCGCCGACTTCAACTGTGGCGCCAGGGATGAACAACCCCTATCGCAGCGGCAACCTCACTGAGGCGCTGTTGCTTGAAGCGCAGAATCCTGAACTTGCCAGGGCCTTAAAGGCTGAAGCGCAAAGAGGGTGATCCACGGTAAGCCCTACTAAAGAAAACAATGGCTGCACCTTTTCAGAACTACACAGGTGGCTCGTTTTTGAGCGACATTGTGACGAGGCCGGAGTTTTTGTCCTATGTGGCAGAAGCTATTTATGAACAGTCCGCAATGCTGCGCTCCGGCGCTGTCGTGCGTGATGCCAGCCTTGACGCCCGCGCTGGTGGTGTGAAGGTTGAAGTGCCCACCTGGAAGCCGATCGCTCCGACCGAAGAGCGCATCGAGTCCAATGCCACATGGGGCACCAGCGGCAAAGGTTACCTGACTCCTCAGAAGATCACCGCCGGCAAGCAAACCGCTCCGATCCTGCATCGTGGCTTTAGCTACGCCGTAGATGACCTGAGCCGCCTTGGCTCTGGCGCTGATCCGATGGCTGCCATTCGCGGCTATCTGGCTGATGCCATCAACAAGCTGAAGATGGCCACCGTGCTGTCTCAACTTGACGGTCTGTTTGCCACTGCTTACAAGGCACTTGAGACCGATGTTTCGGCTGACGTTGCTCCTACCGCTCTGACTGCAGCTAACTACCTGTCGGCTGCTTCTGCAATCGCTGCTAAGTCGAAGCTCGGTGAGCGTGCTGATCGCCTCTCGGTGATCGTCATGCACTCCTCCTGCTACTTCTACCTGCAGCAGGTGGGGATGCTCACCTTCAGCTCCAGCTCCCTGAGCGGCGGCCAAGGCATCCAATGGGGTGGCGGCGGCGTTGGTATCACCAACGATCAGATCGCTTACTTCGCTGGGATGCGCGTCATCGTTGATGACAACATCAAAGGCGTGAACGGCGCTGGCGGTACTGCAGGCAATGCCCTGAAGTATCCAGTGTATATGCTCGCGCAGGGCGCGATCGCCGAGGGAGTTCAGCAGGAACTTCGGATCGAGGCAGATAGAAACATCCTCTCTAAGCAGGATGTGATCTCCGTGGATTATCACTACGGCTATCACGCCTTCGGTTCCAACTACACCGGCGCTGATAATCCTGCGAACAGTGTCCTGGCGGCTGCTGGTTCCTGGGCCAACATCTACACGGACGTGCGCAACTTCGACATCGTGCGGCTGTATTGTAATTCTCCCTTTGGGGCAACAACCCCTTGAGACGGGGAGTTCTACATTTTATACTGGAGGGGTTCACGCCCCTCCTTTTTTATGGCTGCATGGAAAACGGTCGCTTGCGATAGTGCATACGAGGTAAGCGATGAGGGCTTTGTCCGCAGCGTGGACAGGGTTATTGAGCGTAGAGGAAAGCCGGCAAGGCTCAAAGGCAAAGAGCTGAAGCTGCTGGCTCATTCGCAAGGCTATTGGAGCGTTTGCCTAAGCAACCAAAAGCGCCATCTCGTTCATTCACTGGTAATGGAGGCTTTTGTAGGGCCACGCAAAAAAGGAATGGACATAAACCACAAAAACGGCGACAAGAAAGACAATCGCCTAGAAAACCTTGAATACTGCTCACGCAGCCAAAATATGGCTCACGCTGTCCGAACTGGGTTGATGCCGCCTCCCCCTAACAAGAGAGGCGCAAGCCAGCACCTAGCGCGATTGAATGAAGCTGATGTTCGCGGCATTCGCCAATGGCACAAAGAGGGGGGAGGCGTTGCTCAGATGGCTCGATTCTTTGATGTAGGCGAAAGCACCGTCAGGAACATCATTAAGCGAAACAGCTGGGCTTGGCTTGACTAGGGGGCCGTTTGGCCCCCTTTTTTTGTGCCTAGAGCAGGCCGCAGAGCTTGGCGACGATCATCTGGTCGTGGGTCAGCTCAGCCTTGGCGGGTTCTTTTGCCTTTGGCGCTGGCTTTGATTCCTCGACTGCAACCTCTTTGTCTGCTGCTGTCTTTTTCGTGGCCATTGTGATCTTGTGAAAGGCTTTCCAAGTCTGTCTAGCGACCACTTCTACACTTCGCCTATCTCGGGACTAGGCCAGTGGTGGGGATCACTCGGTTGTATATCGAGCCGCGTGAGAGCATCCCTGCGAGCAACCGCCCACCGATCACGACGCCGATCATCGACTGCGATCCGTCAGAGGCGACAGAGATCAGGCGGCGTCTGCAGTCTCGTGGGTATTCAGTGTTGAGGGTCGACCTCTGACCGGGAAGCTAGGCCAGTAGGAGAGAAGCGGTGCCAGTCCCGTCACCACGTACCCCGATCCTCCCGGCGAGGGGCAATAAGTCTGATCTGCTGTCAAATATCGGCAGCCTGCAAGAGGGCGAGATCTGCTACGCCCAGGACGAAGACGCCCTGTATGTGAAGGAAGGTGGGGTTCTGGTGCGGACCACTGCTGTCCCTGTGACTTGGCAGACGATCCCAGGGCGCCCATCCGGCACGCAACTGCTTGATCTGATGCAGTGGAACGGGACTGACTGGGTGGCTGATCGTCGCCTAGATGGGGGCAATTTCTAGCCCTCAATCGGGAAGCTAGGTCAGCGAGACCTAGACCATGCCTGCCACTATCAGAATTAAGCGTCGTGCTGCTGGTGGTGCTGCGGGCGCGCCGGCAACCCTTGCTGCAGCTGAGCTTGCTTTTAACGAGCAGGACAACACGCTGTATTACGGCAAGGGTGATAACGGCAGCGGTGTGGCGACAAGTGTTGTTGCCATTGGCGGTTCGGGAACGTTCCCGAGCACTGGCACGGGCAACACATGGTCTGGCACAAATAATTTCACCGGCAACGTTTCACTCGGCGGCACCACAGCGGTCACCGGCACGATCAACTTTGCCGGCGCCACGATCCAGAACTTCCCTCTGGACAGCCTGACCGATGTGAATCTCGGCAAGACCATCGCCCTGGCGACTGGTCACATGATTGCCTGGGACGGCACCGACTGGGTGAATGTCCCCGCCCCGAGCGGTGGTGGTGGCGGCACGCTGACCTCTGTGGTGGCCGCGGCCAACAGTGGTGTCAGCGCCACGGAGCTGTCGGGTGTCGTCACGATCGCCGGCATTGACGCAACAACGGCGGCTAAGGGTGTTGTCCGCCTTGCCGATGCGACGGCCGTGACGGCTGGCACCGCTGGGCTTGTTGTCGATGCTGCTCAGCTAAAGGCCGCGGCCTACACGCTGCCCACTGCATCTGCCACCGTCTTGGGTGGCGTGAAGGTTGGCACCAACCTGGCGATTGATGGCACAGGCGTTCTTAGCGCCACGGTGCCTGGCGCATTGGTGTTTAAGGGCGCAGTCCTGCCCACTGCCGCGGCACCCACAGGTGCGGCTAAAGGCGACACCTATGCGATGAGTGCTGCGGGCACGCTCGACGCGAGCTGGGGTCTAGGCGCCAAGGCCGTCGATGCCAGCGACCTGATGATGTACACCGGCACGGCCTGGGATCACGTCGGCAACAACCACGCGACGGTGGTGGACATCACCGCGACGCTGCCGATCTCGGTCGACAAGACCAACCCCGCTCAACCGGGTCTGAGCATTGCCGATGCAACCGCCGCGGCAAAGGGTGTTGTTCAGCTAGCGGATGCCACCGCGATCACCGGCGGCACTGCAAGTCGGGTTGTTGATGCAGCGCAGCTGAAGGTGGTGAACGACCGCCTGCCTGTCGGCACTGTCGCCGATCAGATGCTCAAGTGGGACGCCACTAATACCAAGTGGGTGGTGACAGCTGTGATTGATTGCGGCACCTTCTGAGGAGGTTGTATGGCGAACGCACCGGGTCTTGGCCCCAAGCTTGATCCTTCTCAGGAGTTCGCCTTAGAGGTCACAACACGGCTGGCATTGCATGGCTCTCGTGATGAACTCGCGAGGGTTATGCGCCAACTGCATCACGACAACATGCTGTTGCGGCAGGCGATCATGGAGTTCTTTGATGCGGATTAAGGCTGAGCTGAAGCTGACGAACTGGAACGGGCCACGTCTCGCGCAGCGTGCCCGTTTTGTTTTTGGGGACTACTGCACGCAGCTGTTCCCCAAGTTTCAGGACAGCATTGTCCAGCAGCGTTATGACTGGCCGCAGATCACGATCAGGAAAAACGGTCAGGTTGTTACCAGCCCGAGGAACATCGTCGACAGTGGGGCGTTCAAGCTGTCGCAGGAGCGCACAATGCTCAACGCGACGACATGCCTGTTCACCTGGAACGTGCCGTATAGCAGCCTGATCCTGACTGGATATACGACCAAGGCGGGGAACATCATGCCCCCACGAGACTGGATCACCCCAGTGCTGCGTGATGAGTTCCCGATGGCGCGGTTCTTTGAAAATGAGTGGAAACGGCTGGGGTACTGATGACTGACCTTGAAGAGTTCCTAGCCCTTGCGATCCGTCAGCGCCGTCTGGAACAGAAGCTGACGAAGCACGCGCTCAAGCGACTGCGTGAAGCACTCGGCTGGGTGCGTGGCCAGATCGAGTTTCACGGTCTCAATCAGATCGGTCCCAACCGTGCTGAGCGGCTCAAGATCCTGCGGCTTGAGGTCGAGGCTTACATGCGCGAGCAGTACGCCACCCCACTGATGCGCACGATGCAGGCCAGTGAGGTGATGAATGACTTCATCGATCAGCAGTTGAAGCTGGCCAGGCAAGTAGTGGTCAGCACTGGTGGCGTGACGACAGGTTCATTGACTGCCGCGGCCGTGCTGCCTAAGGCGTTTGAGCAGGTGATCGTCAACGGTGTGCCGTGGGGTGAGTTGCTGTCAGACCGTTTGCCACGGTCGGTGGCCGACAAGGTGAGCCGGATGCTCGGATTGTTCCCTGACGATGTGGGCAAGGTGTTTGCTGACGCGGTGATCAGGCCAACTGAACGCCACGTCGAAGCGATCATCACCACCGGCGTGCAGGACACCGGCAGCATTGCCCAGCAGCTGCTGTGGCAGATCGAGACGAGCCCTGCATGGCAGGAAGACAACGAGCAGGTCTGGTCGGCAATGCTCGATAGCGCCGTCTGTGCAACCTGTATGGGGCTCGATGGGAAACGGTTCCCGATGGATTACGTGAAGGTCAGCCCGCACCCGAACTGCCGTTGTGTGCTGCTGCCTGAGAGTTTCTTCACGCAGGACCGCCCGGCACGTGGCGATGGCGGCAACACCGTCGATATTCCAACGACGAAAAAGGGCGTTGAGGCCTGGCTGCGGCAGAACCCAGCTACAGCGTCCAAGATCCTCGGCAAGAAGCGAAGCGAGGCATTTGTTGCCGGAAAACTAAGCCTCGATGCTGCTATCAAGGCAGCTGGGGGAACCTAGGAGAAAGGCAATGTCGCTGGCAAAGCTTGCGGGATCGACTGTCGATAACAGCTATCTATCCGTAGCTGAAGCCGATTCAATCGCCGCCACGATGCTCGGGACCCTGAAGTGGAACGACCCGGCGACAACCACTGCAGACAAGGAAAAGGCCCTTGTTCAGGCCACGTTGCAGCTGGACACTCTGGGATGGGTAGGGACTAAAGCTGCGGCTTCGCAGCCGCTGGACTGGCCTCGCAAGGATGCCGTCTGTGGTGAGAAGTCCTACGGCGACACAGTGATCCCCCGTGAGATCGAGCTGTCGACGTTTGACCTGGCCGAGGGTCTGCTGAACAACCCTGCTCTGATCACTGGCATCGGTGGTGCAGCAGGTGGCGGCGGCAGCCCTGGTGAGCTGGTGCCTGGTGTGCCCAATGCAGACCTGAAGCGCCTGAAGCTGGACGTGATGGAACTGGAATGGCGTGATGCAGCGTCCAGCAGTGGGGTGACGATCAAGACCCCGCTTTCTGTGATGCCTCACCTGACCAGCATCCTGGGATGCCTGACCACCAGCGTGATCCCTGGCGGTCGTAGTTGGGAAGTGCCTGTTATCCGTGGGTAGGGCTCATAACATGGCCCTATGGGTTCGTATGAGCAGCCGTCGCTGAATCTTGAGGAGGCGAAGCAGAAGCCTCGGCGGCGGAGTTCATCACACCTTGCCAAGCCGTTAAGCAGAGAAGAGCAACGGCGTTTTGGTGAGATGTATGTCGAGCACCAGGGGCTGATCAGGCTCTTGGGCTCAAAGCTTTGCAGGAAGTATCCAGTCGTCGACAAGCTCGATGTCTATAGCTGCATCGACATTGGGTTCCTGAAGACCTGTCGTGCGTTTGATCCCAGCCTTGGCTTCAAGTTCTCAACGCTGCTGACCAAGTTCTGCGAGGGCACGATCCTTCACTTCATCCGTGACCACAACTGGCATGTCAAAGCACCGCCGAAGGTGCGACAGCTGGGGCAGGCGGCACGAAAGCTGGCAGCAAAGGGGCATTCCATCGCTGAGGTGATTGAGCTGTTGGCGACCAGCAGGGAAGAGCTTCGGTTGGCCCTCGCCGCCACTGCTGGCATGTATCACGAGCAGAACGAGTGGGAGGGTCACTGCTGCTCAAGGCCAACTCCGATGGAACTGCTGGAGCGGGAAGAGGGCTAGCTTTGTGTGAGATGGCGGTGCGTCAACACCCCATCTCGTGACCAACCTGAGGAGACAGGCTGATGGGAGCCTTTATAGACCGAACAGGGCAGCGTTTTGGGCGCCTTGTTGTTCTTGGCGTTGAAGGCCGGGACAGATGGGGAAAGCTTCTCTGGCTCTGTCAATGTGATTGCGGCCGCACCATCTCAGCAAGAGCCTCGAACTTAAAAGCCAAGACTTCGAGCTGCGGATGTCGGAGGAGGGAGGTCGCGGCAGCGCTGAAAACCAGTCATGGCTTGCGTGGTACGCGGACTTATCGAATTTGGGGCAACATGAAAACCCGAGTCACCAACCCAAACTTCAAGGACGCGGAGTTGTATTCAGGGCGTGGCATTGACTGCGATCCGCGCTGGCTTGCAAGCTTTGAGGCGTTCTTGGCTGATATGGGCGAATGCCCAAGCGATAAGCACAGTCTTGATCGCTGGCCTGACAACGATCGGGGTTACTGGCCTGACAACTGCCGATGGGCAACAGATATTGAACAGGCCAACAACCGCCGCCCTCGCCGGTCACGGGAAACTAGGCCATGAGTTGGCCGCTTTTGGCCGGGAGACCAAAATCGGGTTCTTCAACGCATTCGGCTACAAGTTCTTCGCCAAGAAGGGCACCAGCAGCTCGACGGCTCCGACCGTCAGCACTGGCATGACTGAGGTCAAGAACCTTTCCAACGCTGGCCTGAGTTCCACCACGGATACTCAAGAGGTGATCACCTACGACACCTCGACGAATGGCTGGAAGCAGCAGATCGTCACCGCCAACAGCTACACCATCAGCTGCGAGCTGAACATTGACACAGCCGACGCTGGCTACAAGCTGCTGAAGCAAGCAGCTCGTGACTCGGCTACCGGCGTGATGATCGAGTGGTTCCGCGAAACTCCTGCTCCTGCTGTGAGCGGTGGTGGCACCAGCACTGCTGAAACCCACGCAGGCGTTGCCGCTGTGGGCAACTTCTCAGAGGACATCCAAGCCGGCAACGTGGCCAAGGTGACCTTTGACCTGGTGGGTTACGGCCCCTACGTGCTGACTGAGGCGACCGTTACGCCTTGACGGTCGCGGGCGAGGGAGGAGCCTGTAGCCCCGCTTCGGCGGGGTTTTTTATTGCTGCCAGTAGCGCACCAAGCGCACCTTGTCCCCGAGCACCTGTTGGAGGGTGGAACCAAGGAGGCCGGTGGTGCCGTAGTTGAAGCGGAGATCTTCAACCACGCAGTCCATTTCAGGATCACCGGCGAAAGTCAGGCGTGCGGTGGTGCCTTGAACGATGCGCTGATCAAGAGCTTGGGGGTTGATGCAGTAGCCCTCAAAGACATTGCTGATGACATCAACGCCAGGCTGATTGCGCTCTAGAGCGCCGCCAGATTTACGCAGGAACAGCTCATAGGAAACGGTCGTGGTGTTGGCGACGACGTTGCCGGTGTCAGGGTCAACCGTGGTCCCAGCATCTGAGACGGTGAAGACGACTGTTGCGTTCTTAAGAGCGACCAGTGCAGACGCCACCTTCTTACCCCTTTCCATAGCTTCCCGGTGACGGGGAACCTAGGAGCAGCAAGGGAAATGAGTTGTGGCGGGGAGTCTCGGCGAAGCTCAGCTACAGCTCAGCGTTGACAACAAGTCGTTCGAGGCGGGGCTTAATTCTGCCAAGCGGCAGATCGATGGCTTTAGTTCAACCGGCGTAGCTGGGTTCCAGCGCCTTGGTTCAGCGGTCTCAGGCTTCGCCGGCACCGTGGCTGCGCTCGCGGGTGTTGTCGGGATTGGGGCCTTAGCGCAACAGATTTCTTCTGTTGGTCAGGCGTCTGAGCGGAGCAAGATTCAGCTATCGGCATTGGCTGGCGCCTATGGCGAAGCAGAAGCCGCAATGGCTTCGGCGGCACGCATCGCCAAGATTCTTGGCATCAGCAACCTGGAAGCGAGAAACAGCTTTTCTCAGCTTTATGGTTCGCTCCGTGGGACCGGCATTGGCCTCAAAGAGCTTGAGGTGCTCTATGTCGGTCTTAACAAGGCGGCGCGACTGTCGGGTGCTGGTTCCGCTGAAGCTGCGTCCGGCATCCTGCAGCTGAAGCAAGCCTTCGCCTCAGGTCGAGCACAGGGCGATGAGCTTCGCTCTGTTCTTGAGAACTTGCCTGTCTTCGCGCAGGCGGTTGCCAAGGAAATGAAGGCGAACGTCGGTGAACTGAGGCAGCTCGGCGCTGACGGCAAGATCACCAGCGACATCTTGTTCAAGGCAGCAAAGAGCCTGGCCAGTGGCGTAGCGCCGGGGAAAACGCAGCTTGAGTCGTTGGCAGCAACGTTTGAGAACGTCAAAGAAACTGCAGCTGAGGCATTTGGTCCGGCACTGAACAGTGCCCTGCGGAGCATCTCTGTCGGGCTCCGTGTTGTCGGCAATTATCTCGCGGAGAACAAGGAATCGATCGTCGGGTTCGCTAAGGGTGTGGTTTCAACGGCTAAAGCGATTGCACCGTTCGCGGCCGGGATCGGGATCGTCGTCGCTGCGTTCCGCGCATGGCGTATTGCGGCCACCGCTGCGGCCACTGCGCAAGCTGCATTACTGGCGCTAACTGGTCCGAAGGGTTGGGCGATCTTGGCCGGTGCCGTGGTGGCGACAGGTGTCGCCATGGCCGGTTTGAACAAGATCAGCGGCGACGCCGAAAAGGCGATGGCGAAAGCCAGTGATGAGGCCAAGAAAGCTGCTGCAGAATTTGACGCCCTGATTGGCGGGACCAACGTCAATGGTTCCAATGCAATCGACAAGGAGATTGCGAAGAAGGCCAAGGCGTCTCAAGACGAGTACCGCATGGCCCTCAGGCTGCAAGGGCTTGAGGGAAGCGCACGCCAAGCTGCCGAGGCCCAGCTGCAGATTGACGCTGCTCGCCTGAAGTACAAGGAAGCGATCGCGGCGGCTAGCGCTGCTCCCGGCAATGCCAACCTTGAGGCATCAGCTCAGGCTGCAGCAGATGAGCTGAAGTCTGCGCTTGTTAATGCCGGTGATGCGATGAAAGCTGCGGCTAAGGCCGCGGCGGATGAGCTGAAGAGTGCCAGTGATTCGCTGAAGGGATCACTCCGCAGCAACCTCGATCTGCTTAACGGCGATCTGCGTAAGAAGGTGATTGCAGACGCTCAAGCGAGCCTCGGTAAATCACTGGCCACTGGTCGCTTTGATACGGCCACGATCGACGCCGGGATCAAGACCAACCAGGACCTGCTCGATATGGCCAGCAAACTGGAAGGCATCAATGCCAGCTTCGACGCTTATGACCAAGCGCAGAAACAGGTCGCTCAGACACAAGAGCAGCTTGGTGTCAGCTTCACGGACCTCGGCGTGAAGCTTGATCAGACGGCAAACGAAATGGCAGCCCTCGCTAAGAAGGACTGGAACGTCTACGTCAACGGCGAAAAGGTTGACGGCTACTCAGGCATGGTCAACGCCATGAACAGGGGCTTCTGATGACACTCACGATCGGCACTTGGGTCTATAGCGGGAACCGCTACACCGTTCAGCCTTATGGCTATGACGAGGTGGATGTACGCCGCGGCCTGACCGCACGCAAGTGTCTTCTGCAGGCGCTGATGACTGCTGCTGAATGGCAGGGCCTCTTGGCGGTCTACAACACGTGGCGGGACACGCGAATCACGGATCCTGACAGCGTGACTTCAAACAGTGTTGGGACGACTGTTGACGTGACGGCCGCGGCCAATGGCGTCACCTGGACGGCGGTGCCGTGCTGGTTCTTGTCTGCTCCTGTTGGTGAGCAGGTCGGAGCGTATGTGCAGGCTTCTGTTGATTTGGTGGATGCTGCCCAGTCTCTACAGGTGCTGCAGCACGAGAGGACGCTATCTAGCGCCAAGTATCACTTCGGCACCTGGACGCTTGGGACAACGGTTATTCAGCTGACGAAGCCTGCGGAGACCTATCAAGACATCCCACAGCTGGCATTGACGGCAGGTGGGGCGAGTTACATCACCGGCCCGTTGACTGCCACCAGGGTGAGGGAACTAGAGGGTGACACTGATGCAGCGGGCTGGGCTGCTATTCAGACGTGGTACGAGGCAACGATCCAGGCGACACCTGCTGCTGGTGATTGGTATCCGATCAGCGCACCATCAGCCTCAGCTGAGGCTCAGATCGTGGCAGGCGCCAGGACTGACATCTATACCGTGTCCATCGCACTGGGGCAGGCGAAGTAATGGCGACAATCGATATTCGCGCAACGGTCACCTGCAGCCTGGGCCCGCTGATCAGCGGCAGCATCAGCGACGACTACCTGCAGAACAGCGGGCTAGTGATGACCCGCGGCAGCTGTGAGATCACCGGGATTCACACCCCTGCGGTAGGGACTGGCGTCACGTTTAGCTATACGGGTCCTGCGGGGAACCAGACGGTGCCGCGTGAGCTGCTGGTGCTGAGCAGCTTTGCCGATCCGTTCCGCAATACCACCACGGTCGAGCTGGGTTGCCGGTTGACCTATCTGAAGGACACATCACCGGCTCCCAGTGTTGATGGGGTGTCGTCGCTGATGACAGGTCGCAGGCAGCAGTGCCTCAACGGTTATGTGGACTATCCAGCGAATAGCAAGGTTGGGTTCCCAATCAGCGCCGCAGCGTTGATGAATACCTGCTTGGGAGCACTGGGCATCACGGCAAGCCGTAACCCGCTCACCAACATGTTCAACCGTGATTCGGTGGACCTGAGCGCGGGTTATGTGCCTGTATTGGGTGACCTGCTGTTGTCTGAGGGCTTTGCGGGCTACATGGATGCAGCAGGCACGCTGCAGATCCTTGACCTAAGCACCGAGGGTGGCGGCGGCCCCCAGGTCACGAGCGATCACATCGTTGATCTCGGCGCGATCGGCGTTGGCGACCTGCCCGGTGAAGCGGTGATCGTGCGGTACAACAGCACGAAGCTCAAGGGTGCTCTTGATACCACTGACAGCGCTGAGCTGAAGCTCAAGAACTGGGAGGAAGAGGAGGTCGAAGGAGACCCTCAGACCTTTGAGGTCCGCTACACCAGCGGCACCGGCACTCAAACACAGACTGCCACCTATATCCCGTATAGCAAGACGATCACCAAATACGGGAAGGACGGGTCGTTTGATGAGACCGCCTGTGTGATCTCAGGCCGTGAAGGCGCCGACCTGAGCAATTCAGTGTTGTCCCGTGAAACGAAGGAGCGCAGTGTCATTGGCGTTGATGCCAACAATTACTGCACCGAGCTGTTGAGCGCTGGCCTGACGGTCGACATCTCGTTTCAAGGCACCAGCCGCAAAGTCGAGACCTATGAGTACGACGACAAGGGTCAGCTGGTGAAGCAGACCAGCGAGGTGTACGAACCGCATTTCAAGTGGCTGGGTGGGATCGACGTTGATTACGTCTATTACGACAGCAATGGTGCGGCGGAGGCCGTCGCCGCCTTGTCTTCCGAGGTGTTGGTCGAGCGGACGATCGTCGAATACGACTGGATCTATGGCCGATCGGTGACCTACCTGAAGGCGGGCGAGACCTACGACCCGCCGGTGTTGGCAGAGAAGGTCACCACCACAGTGTTTCAGAACTGGACGCTGACTCAGCAGGGTCAGCAGGGTGCTGCGCAGATCAAGGAATCAGCGCCGTTTGCCAATAGGCAGGAAGCAGAGGACTGGCTGGCACGTACTGCGAAACGGCTGGTGCTGGCTGATACCCAGGTGCGAACCAACCGGCCCCGTGAGATTGGCGGACAGGTGCGTCCTGCGGCGGAAAACCTGCTGAGCAAAGCGGACAACACAAGCACCGAAACCACCGCGAGCATTGCCTATGCGATGGGTTCTGCGCAGGCGGATCGCTACAAGAGCTTCTCGATGCCGTACCAAAGCGACGACATATACCTGTCGAGTGGGGCGGTGCGTCGTGGTGACGCCGCTTCTAAGGCGCTGCGGTTTGGTCGTATCCAGAACCGCCTGCTGATGGGCAACCGCAATGGCGTGAACCTGCAGCTGCATCCAAGCAAGATGCCAGCCAATCCATTTGACCCGCTGTATCTGACGCAGGGCGGGCTCACGGTTCAGTACAGGGCGAATGGAATCGCCTGGGCGTTTGACGACAACGGCATCGTGGCCAGTGTTGATGCCTTGTATTGGGGCGTCGCTGGTGGGACGGGAACAGCGTGGGTGCCGGTAGCCCCTGGCGTGACGACGTTCCCACCTGCACCCCCAGTTGTGGGGGGTGTGATTGATGTGCCGTCCGTGGTGCCACCGTGGAACGAAACGGTGCCGCTTGAGGGTGTGACGCGCACTGTCGCTGAGGTCAAGGATTATGCCTATGCCATTGGCAGCCTTGGCACGACTGACATCGGCTATGCGGTGACGCATACCGAGATGCAGTACACGATCCGCCTGGTAGCCGACTCACGGGTCTTCAATGTCGCGGGTCAAGATTCAGGTTCGAGGTACACCCGCGGTGTGGCTGCGAACGTCGGGACCTTCAACCTGACTGGAATGGACGCCGGCAGTGTCGGCTTCTATGTGCTGCACGCTGAGAACCCGTCTTATGACATCAGCGGTAAGGCTGCGCTGTTCCGTTATCAGCGGAACCCCATGCCACTGGATGTTGGCACCTTCAATCTGACGGGCATGGATGCCGGGAAGTTCATCGGCAAGGGAATGGAACTTGAGGGCGCGACCTTCAATTTGACCGGCATGGATGCGGGTTATGCCTTGTCAAGAGGTCTTCTTTCAAGCGCCGGGACATTTAATCTCACGGGTCAAGCGGCTGCGCTGAAGAAATCGTCGCCAGTCAAGTTGCAGCTGCGAATGGATGGGACAGCTGGCAGCACTGTGTTCCCAGACGTAAGCCCTTCGGCCCATACTGTTACCGCGAATGGTGCGGCACAGGTTGATACGACAACGGTCAAGTTTGGAACTGGCTCACTTTTAGGCGTAGGAGGCTCTGGTTCTGCAGGGTTCCTTTCTGTGCCTGACAGTGATGACTTTGAGTTTGGATCTGGTGATTTCACGATTGAGCTTTGGGTGAGATTTACCAGTGTCACTGGCATCCAGGCGTTAGTTTCCAAGGGTCACACCGGGACAGGAAACCTGTCTTGGACATTCCTGCGAGATGGGTTCAGGGGTACACTTCAGCTGCTTGTAAGTGGGGACGGATCTGGAGATACCCGAAAGGAATGTTCGTGGTCTCCGACTACGGGGCAGTGGTATTTCTTGGCCGTAACACGGAGGCTGGGAACGCTTCGCTTCTTTATCGACGGAGTGATGCCTCCTGATGGGCAGCTAAGTTCCAGCGAGACCTATTTCAACGGTTCTGCGGCGGTTCGCGTTGGGTGGGCGGCGAACTTTGGCCTCAATGGCAACATCGATGACCTGCGGATCACGAAGGGGATCGCAAGATACACAGCCAATTTCACGCCACCTACGGCTGCGTTCCCTGACCCCTAGGTCTGGGTAAGCTAGGCCAAAGGGCGCAACAGATGGCCACCTTTCAGAAGTTCAACTCCTTCGTGGAGGCGTTGGCGGAAAAGAAGCATGACCTGGGCACGGACACGCTGAAGGTGATGCTGACCAATACAGCGCCTGCCGCCACTGACACGCGATACGCAACGCCTGGGCTTGCGGACAATGAGGTCGCCAACGGCAACGGCTACACCACTGGCGGCAACACCGCGGCCGTCACCACTAGCTCCCAGACTGGTGGCACCTACAAGCTGGTCCTGGGCGACCCTGCTACCTGGACGGCTGCCGGTGGCTCCCTGGGCCCGTTCCGCTATGCCGTGCTCTACAACGACACCGCTGCCAACAAGGAGCTGATTGGTTTTTGGGACTACGGCAGCAGCATCACCTTGGCTGCAGGTGAGTCTTTCGCCGTTGACTTTGATCCTGCCACCGGCGTCCTCACCATCGTCTGATCGCCATGGCAGTCGCTCTAACCATCAGCACCAAGGAACTGGAGCGCCAAGCCAAGCTGGTGTTCGAGGGCAAGACCTACAAGCTGTTTCTTGCTACTAACAGTGGCAGCCTGACGGCTGATTCCACCGCAGCAGCCTGGGAAGCTGTTGAGGTGAGTGGCGGTGGGTACACGGCAGCCACAGGCACCATCGGTGCTGGCAGCTACAACTCCGGCAACGCTCGCTATGAGCTGCCGACGATCAACGCGACCTTCACAGCGGGTACAGGCGGCTTTTCGTACAACACGATCTGCCTGCGGATCGGTACGGAGCTGTACCTGCATAGCGTCACGGTCGAGAACCCGTCGATCACCCTGGCCTCAGGCCAGAGCAAGAGCTACACCATCACGCTCGCTCAAGACGACTAATGGCGACTTACGTCAACGTCACGGTTGGCGGTGATGACCTGTTGAACCGCGATCGTCAGCTGCGGCAGGCGACGCGGTTTGATGCGTTGGACAGGCAGAAGGACAAGGAAGTCGAGAAGGAGAAGGAAAAGCAGGAACAGGAACCGCAGGGGAAATCACTCAAGCCACTGCCGTATAAGCGCGAACCGGCTGCTCATCGGTTCCTGACTGGCATGGCTGCGGCGCAGGTCGAGACACGCACTGAGGGCAACGATCTGATCATCAAAGTTTCGACGCCTAGCGGCAATGCCAAAGTTGAGGTCAGACATGCAGACGCAGTAATTAGCGAGGCGCTGCCTGCACTGCCCGCCAATATCGACATTGCCGTCGACGACCACCCTACCAGTGGGTATCTAATTGACTTCAGTGAATACATCACTGCAGACAGTATCCGGCATAAGAAGACATACGCCTATGCGAACAAGTCATTCTCTGACAACAGGGACAGGATTTATGTGTTGCCGGCGGGTGGTGATAAGTGCATTGTTGTGTATCGGTTAAATCGTCTAAATGTGCGCCATGCCTGGGCGCTCGTGGACGAGTACAAGCGCACCTGGAAAGTCGAGGGTTCTCTGACCTACTACGAACACACGTACACGGACAATACTGTCGTCCCGCCGCGGGATTACACAACGACCACTTGGTGGTATCCCTTTACGGGGGCCAGCTTTCCAGACACTGTTGTTGGCCTTAAGAACTTCCGGGCCGGGGCGACCCGATACAACAAGATCAGCGAGAGCTGGGTGGACAGTGGAACCTATTTTGAAAAGCTCGCGGAGCCAATAGAGCGCATCAACGCTGCGGTCTATTGCTTCTCTGTCTCGAAGAACCGCGTAAAACGCATCAGCCCTCCCGCTGCTGTTACAGCATGGCTGAACACGCACCACCCGCCGCTTGCATTGAATTGGAACAACTACTTGGTGGGCGGCAATTTCTTTGATAAGCGTCATTCTGTAAGCACTCCAAACCCCTATGGGCCCAATGGGGGGCCGCCGTTCCTTGACCGGCCAGAGCTGAGGGCCACGGCGTACGACTGGGATAGCCAGGTGACTCCAGATCGAAGTGGTTTCTTTATTACTGGCTATACGCCCAATAATTACAGCTCGGATATTGATAAGCTGACAAACGCGAAGAAAGCGCTGCCGTTCCACTTTGGCTTTGGAAACATCAATACGACCAGCCATTACAGCGGGTCATATTTCACGCCGGCGATCTTTGAGACGTTGGCGGGAAACGTATCATTGAGCGATACCAAGCTTAATGAATACGCCCACATGAGGAGCACGCACTATGCAGCTGCTCCGCAGCAGTACATCGGCAAGTGCCTGCAGGCCGGGTCGTGTACAACGAGTCAGCGCACGGAGTTTTTTGGTACGCGCCAGACTCCGGTCAACACTACGACGATTGTTCCTGGGCCTTATTCCCCTCTGCGTTCTTACGATGTGGAGCACACAAGCCCTAACGCGATGTACTACGCCTGGGACTGGGGCCGCCCTTCCTTGTGCCAGGGTGCGTGTATCGCCTTGGGCTTTTCTGCGGCAGACTTAAGGCCATGAACCCACAGCAACTCGCTGCTCAGCTCAAGATGTTGACGCAGGCGAACCGCTTTGCGTTCTTGCAGAAAAGCAATAGGGACAAGATCATCAAATCCACGAACAAGCCTGCATGAGTTCGCTCCCTTTCATCCAGCCTCCGCAAGAGCGTGAGAAGCGTCGTTGCGGCACCCCAGCAACTGGTGTCGTTGAGTTTGAGGTGTATGGCGGGCTGACGGTCGCAGAAGCTGCGGACATCAATGTGCTGCAGGCATCAGGCGACAGTTCCTTCACGAAGGGAGCGCAGATTGCAGAAGCGATCGCACAGGCTGAGGACATCAGCTTGCTTGAGGCGTTCAACTTGATCCAGGACGCAGTGATGGGCAAGCGGCTCGAACCTGCAGCGGATCTTTTGAGGGTTAAGCATTCCGAAGCGATTGAGCAGGTTGCTCAGATTTATGCCGCGGCCGGTGAGCGCAGCATGGTTGCGACTGTGACGGCATTGATCCGTCATCGCTTGGCGCAGCCCAGCTGGACGGTTGAGGAAACCAAGCAGCTGCCGCGTGCGTTGTTCCAAGCGATCTGGGAATTTGCCGAAAGTGAGATTGCAGCGGAGGGAGTAGAGCAGGCGCCACCGACTGAGGCTGATCTAAAAAAGCCGCAAGCGGAGAACGGCAAGAAGCGACGGACTGGGAACGGATCTTCTGGGACCTCTGCCGTGGGTTCCCAGGGCAATGGGACCGCCGCACCTTCGGCCGTGAACTCCGCCAGTGCGTGATTAGCGCTTGGGGTCATCTCCAGCGGATTAAGAAGGAAGAGGCATCGATCACAGAAATGCCGCTAGCGCAGCTGACTGCATTGACGGCCAATATCAATCGGGATTCAAAGAAAGCGCCAAAACCGTTTGGGGTAGAGGACTTCTGTCTATTCGCCGACAAGAACCGCAAGAACGATCAGTTCCCACCAGAGGCGGCCGCCATTGCGCTGCAGCTTCGTCATGAGGGCGAGTGCCCTGAAGCGCTCATAGGGTGTTGGCAAGCTGTGTTGTCGGCTGCTCAACAGACGACAAAGCTGCCTGATGTGCGTGTCTTGTGGAGCGATGACCGAGCGGTTGCGATCCTGGCCCCAGTTTGGGAAGGCAAGAACATCCGGGGCACGCTGGTGGTCTCGTCAATGGTTGATGGGCCGGTGGTACTTCGCGATCGTGATCGCCCGCTATTGACGTACACGGTGCGTGTTCCAGCGCGACCGCACTTCGCTTACGTCTCAGCAGGGGAGCTGTTGTTGGCGGGAAGCTAGGCCATGAGGGTGACCATCCGGCAACTACGGGACGACCTGGAGGCCTTTCTTGCGGGGTTTCTCGGTTCCTACACTTTGTCGAATGGGACGGTCACCCCTGCTGTTGCAGTAAGGGCAGACAGCGAAGGTCTGCCTGCTGGGACGAAGGTTTCAGGCCTGGAGATGGTGATCAATCGCCACCCTGGGCTTGATCCTGTTCGGCAGTATTTCATGGAGGAATGCCAGCGCACCTATGAGGTGTGGCTGCTGGCATGGTCTGCTGATGCGCAGATCCGGGAAGCTGCGGCTTCGATTGTGATCGCCTATCCGGGCACCACGGTCGAGGTGATCACGCTGCCTGAGGGTTGGGGCCCGAAGCGTCAGATGAAACTGACGCTGCTCGAACCGCAGGACATGCCGTTTGATCACTTGGATGTTGATGGTGGCAATTTCCGCTATGGGATCGCGCGGGCACGTGTCGCTGCAATTTTGGATGGGGGCAATTTCTTCGATGGCAGCACGCTGAACACGTTCGCCGGAAGTGGCGACGGCGGACTGTTTGTCTGACGGGAAGCTAGGGCAGCCCTGAATAGGGCGGTTGTTTGCCTGTATAGGCCATGCCTCCGAAGATTCAGCACAAGCGCAGCGCTGTTGCCGGGAAAGCCCCACAGCCTGCGGATCTGGACTACGGCGAGATTGCAGTCAATTATGAGGCGACAGATCCTGCGCTGTATGTGAAGGACAGCGCGGACAACATCGTCAAGCTGGCGGGCAGCGGCTCGGTGGGGGATGACTGGACCCGCACTGGCACTGATCTGAGCCCGAAGACCAACGGCGACAGCCTGCAACTGAAGGACGGCACTGGCACGGTGTCCGTCGACCTGGATGCAGGTGCATCTGCCAGCCCCTTAGTTAGGGACTCTAGTGGCCGACTAGGGATTGGCACTACTTCGCCTACTCGTTCTTTACAAGTCTACGATTCATCCAACGCAATTATTTCAGCCAAGGCGGGCTCCGCTGAGGGTTTTATCAATACGACTTCGACTGCAGTTAATTTTGAATCCTCGTCCGGAATACCTCTAACCTTTAGTCCAGCTGGTTCACTTAAGGCGACGTTAGATACATCAGGACGCCTATTAGTTGGCACGTCTTCTGCGCGCACTGATTTTAGTGATTCTCGCCTCTATACGATTTCTCAAATAGAGTATGCAGAAAACGATAAACAAACTGCGCTATCAATTACAGCTAATGCCGGCACATCAAATACACAACTTACTGGCGCTACGTTGGCGCTTTCGCGCAGTAACGGTACAACTGTCGGCTCAAATACTTTAGTAACAAGTGGCGCCCGACTTGGCACAGTTAGTTACAGAGGCGCTGATGGATCGAACCTCCATGCCGCTGCCACAATCGAGGCTTTTGTAGACGGCACCCCTGGCGCTGATGACATGCCAGGCCGCCTAGTGTTCTCCACTACTGCCGACGGAGCGAGCGGCACGACGGAGCGGATGAGGATCGCACAGGATGGCGCTTGTCAGTATTATGCCAATACTTCTTTTAACGTTCGCACTGCTCGAACTTCAACAACTGCAGACGCTTTTTCTGTCCATAAAGGCGCCAGCAGCACAACTACCGGCACTCTGGTTTTCCAGGTTATGGCCGATGGAGACTGCGAAAATACAAACAATGCGTACGGTGCTATCTCCGATGTCAAGCTGAAAGAGAACATCGTTGACGCCAACTCCCAATGGGATGACCTTAAAGCTCTCCAAGTTCGGAACTACAGCTTCAAGAAGGAGACAAGCTACGAAACACATCGGCAAATCGGTCTGATTGCCCAAGAGGTCGAGCAGGTCTCACCTGGCCTTGTTACCGAATCCCCTGACCGCGACGCTGAAGGCAATTACCTTGGCACCGTCACCAAATCGGTGAACTACTCCGTGCTTTACATGAAGGCGGTCAAGGCGCTGCAGGAAGCAATGGAGCGCATCGAAACCCTTGAGGCCAAAGTTGCTGCTCTTGAGAGCGCATAGTCACCTTCTCTAATCACCTGCGATGAAACCCAAAAGCAGTCCAACCAAGACGCAGCACAAGGAGGGAGTGCCAAAGCTCACATCAGTGGGCAATGGCAGAAGGAAGGCTGGCAGCTTCAAGAAGCAGCGCACCAAGCCTCGCCGTGGGCAAGGTCGCTAGTCCTTGATCTTCCCTCTGCGTTGCTCAGCTCCGACCTCCAGGAGGTGACAGCAGAGGGAACTCAGCGACCTGCCCTCATAGTCCGCGATCTCTTGCAGTTCCTCAAGCAATAGCTCGGGCACCGTGACGTTAATGCGCTTGGGCTTGCGGAACATCACCTGAGAGGCAGCCATCGGAGGGTATGTGCCCTATACAACAAGCCACCCAAGAATGCCTCCTCCATCACTCACATGCGATGAGATGTGAGCTAGAGCACTCACGGGTGATGCATCTTGGCGGGGACAACAACGAGGCTCTTCAACCAGCCTTGTGCTGTTCCTTCTGGGCTACCCATGAAGACTTTGTTCCTGGCTGCTGCAGCTGCCCTCGTGGCTGCTCCCGCCATGGCTGGTGACATCACCAGCACCCACTCTGTTCAAACCGTGCTCGGCGTTGATGCCCTGTCGGTGAAGAACGAGCGTCTGGGCTCCTCCGTCAGCGTGTCTGGCGAGAACGTCACTGTCACCAGCCTGCCTTCCCTGGGTGCTGGCGCTGCTGGCACGGCTGTTGCTTCCACCGCTGGTGTGACCGCTGGCCTTGCCACTGCTGGCTCTCCTTTCAGCTACAGCGAGTCGGCCTTCGCTGGTTCGACTGCTTCTGCCATGACTCCCACTGTGGCCGCTGGCGCTGTCACCGCTCTGGGCGCTGCTGACGTGCAGACCGTCACCAACGGTGGCGTGGCTGGCACTCTGGCTGGCACCAACCTGGCCACTGGCATTGCGACCATCACCGCTGGTGGCGCTGGCACCCAAGCCACCCTCACCCGCAGCAACACCCTCTCGGTGTTCCAGTGATGCAGAAGCGCCTACTCCTGGCGCTGATCGTGGGGGCCGTCATGGCCCCCCTTTCTGCAAGCGCCCAGATCTACAACTATTGGTATGGCCCTGGCACGTTGCGGGCTGGGACCACAACGGGCACATCCACCAGCACCAGCACTGAGACGGTCAACTCTGTGCAGCAGGTGTATGGCGGCACCACCTACAGCGCCACTGGAGAGAACATCCAGCCTGGCGGTGCTTTAGGCCCTGGTCAGACCTACACGGTGGCTCGCCCTGGGGAGCCGTTCCAGTTCAGCGAGACCTACCAGCCTGCAGGCATCGTGAGCATCACGACCACGGGCAAGACCGCTGTCACCAACACGCTCACCAATTCGTTGAGCGTCTTCTCTGAGATCGGGACCAACTGATGCGTCGCCTCCTTGCCCTGCTGTTGTTGTTGGCTGGTCCTGCAATGGCGCAGACCACAGCGCCGATCGCTAACAGCATCAACACCACCAACGCAGGACAAGCGTCGGGCACGGTGCTCAATAGCAACACTCAGCTCAACCAACTGCCGATCATGCAGCAGGAATACGGAGCTGGTTTCCGCTGTCAGAACAGCACCGTCAGCTTCTCGCCCTACTACGTCGGCAGCGACACCAGCTATTCCAGCTACGTCGGGGCCAGCGGTTACGGCGGGATGGTGACGGTGAGTGTGCCGCTCGATGGTCGCGGCGTTGAATACTGCATGGCGATGGCCAAGGCCAGGGTCGAGAAGGAACAGTTCGACCTTGTGATCGTCCGTGCGCTGAAGTGCGCTGACCTGCTGCGTGCAGGCATTGTCTTCACTGACGAGAACACCAAGAAGCTGTGCGACGGACTGGCCTACATCCCGCAACGCGACAGCACCAAGGGTGTTGTGTTGCCTGGTCCGCAGAAGACGCCGCAGCTGATCCTGACCCAGTAGGTCTCGCTAAACTTGCTGTCCGTCCTTTCTTTGAGGGGAACGGGTGGTCCGCTTTGGCAGGACGCGGTGAGGCCAGCGGTGCGAGAGCCCTGGCCACCTGCCACCCTTTAGACCACCATCCGCGTGTTGTCGGTGTCCACGTCATGCGCCAGGGGGTCGAAGCTCCCCTCGACGTTGGCATCACCCACAGGCAGTTCAATGACGCCCCTGCGGGCTGCATCAGCCGCTTCCCAGGCGTCTAGCTGCTCACGCACTGCATCCCCTGTTGGGGTCTTGGTGGGCCAGGAGATGAAGCGCAGCACCTCCTTCCGCGAGCGGCAGAAGATCGAGACGTTGGGCTTCCAGACCACATAGCAGCGGCCGTCGAAGTCGCGCCAGGTTTCGATGCGGAGGCCACCAGCCTCGAATCGTTCGCGTCTAGCCATGCTCGTGCATGATGCGGATCAGCTTCTCGGGATAGGCGCTGTCTGTCGCGTAGCCCTGCCGCTTGAGGTCGTAGGCAGCGTCCTCGGCGGTGTTGTTGTGGTTCACCCCGCGATAGCCGCGATAGTCGAGATACCAGCGGGTCACCAGGTAATTGATGCAGTCCTTGAGGGTTGGGAAGTCAATGAAGCCTGCAGTGATCGTGACCATGTGGCCATCGACCTCCTCTTGAGTCACATGCTGAGACCCACCCCCTGAAGATTTGAGGCCAAAGAAATTATTTTTCCCGCTGACAGCCGTGCCGTGGGCGGATTCCAGGGACCACTGAGCGGCTACCAACTGCGGGAACTTGGCACCACAAGCCTGAGCCGCGGCCTTCACCCCGTCCCAGTTGTTGGGATAGTCAGGCGGAGCGGGCGGGCGTTCGCGGAACTTCTCGATCCACTCAGAGTTCTCCGCTAGCAGTGCAGGGTCGCTCTGCTTGAGGTGTTCAAACAGAATCCAGATGGCAGAGACCTGCTGCGGCTCTCCTTTGTACGCCTCAAAGAAGTCCTGGAACTTCTGGGGCGTGATCAGCACTTGGTCGATTGTCATGCCGAAGCAAGGGCCATTTTGACCCTCAGCTTATGGACAATCCTCTTCTCGCATTGCTGGACGTACTGCCTCGAAACACCCAGCTGCTGGGCGACGACATGTTGTGCGTTGCTAAAAAAATCAACCACCTCGGGATCCTCCCCCAACATCGGGAACCTGAGCTGAATCACCTTCTGCTCCTTCGGGCTGAGCGAGTTGGCAAAGCTCTTCAGCTGACCAAAGCTCTCACGCTCTGCTTCCTTGTCCAGGTATTCCCACGGCGTTTCGCGCTCGCAGGGGATCAGGTCAACCAGTGCGCTGCGATCCTTCCCGTGCTCATTCGCTACCGCCTCGTCCAGTGAACGGGCGTTGTTGTTGTGCAGCAGGTAGTTGGTCATCACCTCCTTCGTCACACCGCATTCCTCCGCGATCTCCTCGATGCGTGGTGCGCGGCCATTGGCCTCGGTGAACCTGGGGATGAAGTACCGCGCTTTGGTCAGTACATCAACGGCATTGATCGGCAGCCTGATGCTGCGGTCAAACTGGCTGACAGCACGACCCACACCCTGGCGGATCCACCAGTAGGCATAGGTCGAGAACTTATAGCCCTTCTCAGGGTCGAACTTCTCAACGCCACGAATCAGACCGATCACGCCCTCCTGCAGGAGGTCCGCCATGTCCAGGGTCTTACAGCGTGCGCAGTATTTCTTGGCGAGCAGTGTGACCAGTCTGAGGTTCGCGAGGATCATCCGATCCTTCGCTCGCTTACCAGTGCGAAGGATGCGGCGTTCGGTCATTTCATACGGACCGCTGGGCTTCTCTTCCAGCAGGCGCATCATGCGCTGAACAGAGTGGCCCAGTGTGATCTCTTCCGCAGGTGTCAGCAGAGGGACGCGACCTGCGTGGTTTAGATAAAACTGAGTGGATGAATCGGCCACGGGGCGAGTTAAGCAGATGGAGGGAAGGGGCGCAACAGCGCCCCAGGTCGATCAGAAGGGAAAGCCGTCCTTGTTCTCGCCACCTTCACGAGGGGGAAGGCTGAAGTCTGAGACGTTCAGTTCAAGTGACTGCCCTTCGGTGCCGTCCTTCTTCTGGTAGGTGCGGAGTTTGGCCTGACCTGCGACGGTTACTTGGCTGCCCTTCTTGAAGAAGCGCATCACGGTCTCGGCACGCTTGCCCCAGACGGAGCAGTTGATCCAGGTGGTCTCGTCTTGCCCTGTGCGGACACCAAGCGAGAAGCTGGCCACCTGAGAGGAGCCTGCATCGCGAAGTTCAGGGTCGCGGCCAAGGTTGCCGACAGCTGCAATGTTCAACATTTGGAGGATCCGAAGAATTGGGAGATAATCGTGTTCAATGCTTGGTTTGCATTGATGTCGCGGCTGGCCATGAAATGACGCAGCTGCTTAGCTAGTTCTGGCGAGAGCCTGCACTGAAAGTGGTTTTCTCGCCGCTTGTCATCAGCAAGGGCTTGACCCTGCTTCGCTATCTCGACAGCCATAAGGGCGTGCATTTGCTCGTCAGTCATCCCTAGGCCGCGGCGGTTACTGCTGTGGCTTTGGGTGTGGGCTCGGGTCTGACGTGCCGCTCCAAGATCGAAGCGGCGAGTCTGACATCGTGGGCAGTTAGTGACGCTTGCTGCCAGCGCACGAACCTGTTCTGGAAGAACAGCTCGTCGGTTTCATCTGAGGCGATGTAGTCATTCAGCAGAGCCAGAGCTTGCATAAGCCTCTGGGGGTTGTTCGCTGACGCGCTCCTGGATGAAGCTGACATGGGCTGGCAGTGTGATGTGTTGGGTGATGAGTGCGTCGCTAGGCAGACCGAACTGCTTCTTGAAGGCAGTGATGATCTGATTCCGAGGTTCCGTTTTCAGTTCAGTCAGAAGCTGGCGGCACAAGGCACGCTCTTCATCGCTGATCGGCTGCTCCTCGGGCGGGAGGGTTGCGGCGCTTGACTCTGCTGGTGGTTTAGCAGGGGTCTTTGCCTTAGCGGGTGCTGCTTTGGCCTTTGTTTGGGAAGGCTTCACCTCCTGTTGCAGAGGTGGTTGCGGCACGTCATCAACGACCCCATCGGTGTCGATGTCGGCTACCAGGTTCAGCATCGCCAGCAGTGAGTACCGTCGCAGGTAAGTGCAGGCAGCACCGAAGTCATGCAGAGCGTTCCGTCCCTTCTGGATGACCATCGGAAGGACGCTCTCGACCGATTCGCCCGACGTATGGCGCAGGGTGGTGATGAGGTTGATGCCCTCACCCTCGCCGCTGCTGACAAACGTCTGCGTGATAGCCAAGCCCTGTTTGCTGAGCGGTGGCGTGATAGTTGAGAGAACGGTGGCGAGATCGGCGAAATTGCCGTATTGAGCGCGGGCTTCCTTGTGGATAGTGCCCACCTCACGTTGGAAGGCACAGAGCGCCTTCGTTAGCTCGGAAGTCATGGGTTGTGGTGACTCGAATGGATGGTGGCATACCCTTAGGGGTTATGCCGTGGGCCTTAACGGAATGAGAGTGATCAGTGCCCCTGGCGTCTCGTTCGGCGTGCAGTAACGCTTCGTCAGGTGCCATTCCACGATCTGCTGATCCCCTCGCACGATGCCCCCCTCTTCCAGGGAGTCACCGATTGAGCGGCCCAGCTTGTCCGCGTCTGGCTTAACAAAGTGGTGCTCGGGCGCGGACTTCTTCAGCACCCCGCTGTTCTTCCCCGTCCCGTAGTGGCTCTGTGGCCTGGGGAAGCGGAACACCACCGAAACGGTCAACGGCAGAGACGGGTCCCAGCCTTCAGGCAGCTGCTGCAGGATCACCTCGGCGACATGGAATCGCCACGGCTTCAGTTCCTTGTGGTTGCTATGGCGTAGGCCGCGGCCGTAGCCATTGCTCACCAGACTGCCCTGCGGTACTGGCACCCCGATCACGTCAATCGTGACGCTCATTCCTTGGGCATTACGAAGCGCAGATAGGTTGACACCTTCTTGGTGGCAGCACCCGTGTTCTCTTCCTGCTCTTTGAGTGTCTTCACCGCGTCGGAATAGGTCCAGGTCGTTTTTGAGACCCGCTTGATAGAGCAGCCCTCGCAGACGTAGGTGCCTTCACCGTCGGCGATGTAGTCATCCAACTCGCCAAGGTTGATCGCGCCCTCAAGTTCCTGCAGGCGGGTCTTGAGGCGGTCATCGAGTGACTTGATTGCCAGCTTCAGCTCGGCGATCCCGTGGACCAGTGACTCAGCCGTTCCTGACATCAGCTTCTCCGATCGCGCAGGTGGTGGAAGATCGCGGTGCGGGTGTCGCTGTCGATCAGCTGGTTGATGCGGAAAATGTTCAGCTCGATCAGGACGTCTGTGTTCTCCTTGATCTCGTTGTACTGAGCGCCGTGGCGGAGGATGTTGGAGATCATGCTCACGGTGTCCGCCATGGTGACGGGCGATTCGAGCAGATCAGCGAGGGTGATGGTCTCAGCCAGCTTTAGGGCTTCGTCGGAGATGGTTAATCGCGAGATGTCAGTGGTCATGTTTTGAGGGTTCAAGGCTGAAACAGTGTTCGAGATAGGCCAGGGTCATGTGAGATTCGAGAGCCTCCTGACTTGGCCAGTCGTCAGGCTGATCGAGATCAGAGTCATCGACATAGCCTGCGTAGCCCATGATCTCATCATCATCAGGGTCCTGTCTGGAGGCCATTCGCGTAGACATGTGGACGGTGGGGCAGAGGCTCAGTAGTAGCAGAAGAAAACGGGTGAGTAGTCCCATAGATGATGGCGGCGGATGACATCAGGATGGACAGGCCCAGCCCGAACAGGAAGTAAGGGTTTCGCATGGTGAGTTAGTAAGTGATTTGGACGGTGGCGACACCATCAACAGGAACACCAAGCCGCCTGGCGGCACCTGCTGAGAGGTCGATCGAGTTGCACTCACACCGATCGGTGATGGGCACAAGGAGGGATCGACCTTTGTAGGAGACGCGGACCTTGGTGCCACAAGGGAGCCAAGGATGGGCGGCGCTGATGCCGTGGTGGTCGTATGCGTTGCCACCGCAGTAGACAGGGCGACCGTGAAACCAGCCGTCGTAGACGGTAGCTAGGACGGGCCTAGCGTGAGACGGGACGGCGACTGATGCAGAGAAGAGAAAGGAAGGGATGAGTAAGCGTTTTTTCAAGAGTGGCTGTGAGTAGTGAGTGACCGGGAACCCCGATGCGCCAATGGTGGCATACCGGGGACAGGTGTCAAGAGGCAGGGACTAGCCTGATGCCATACGCATCGGTATGGGCAATGGCTGGTCGTTCCTACAAGCGCGACAGGAACGGACGGTTCGCCAGTACAGGTGGCGCTAGCTATGGCAACAGGAGCGACCGGGATTCGGATCAGCGGTGGGCGCGTAGCGAGACAAAGCGTCTGACCAAGGAGCAAGATGGGCTGAAGGCAAAGAAAGCAAAGCTCGAAGCGAAGAAGCCTGAAGCGAAGGTGGCAAAGGCAAAGGCTGGGTTAGATGCAGCGCGTGCGAAGAAAGCAGAGGCCGGCAAAGCGAAGGCCGCGAGTCAGTCGAGACTGGCTGAACTGAAGAAGCAGCTTGAGGAGAGCAAGGCCCGGCTGGGGGGACATTCAGCGACGAAGCGCGGCTCGCGTCGGTAGGTGATTAGAGGGGAGGACTAGAGGGTGCCGAGTTTTTCGCGTGCGTCGCGCTTGTTCTGACTGACCAGTGCTGCACAGAGCCCGCCTTGTGCGGAGTGCCCGAGGACTTTGAAGAGAGCTTTTTGGAAGCTGTCGTTCTGGAGTTCGGCCAGGGCGAGGAGGGAGACAGCAGCGATGAAGGGATAGGTCCAGATTTTCCAGTCTTTTTGACGGATGGAGATGGGGACTGAGGCGAAGAGACCAAAGAGCCCAGCGAGGATGCCGACGTTGATGATTTTGGCGTCGGAGCGGATGGCGAGTGTTGCGGGGGTGAGTTCTTTCATTGGGTTAGAAGGAGCGAGGGGTGCAGAAGAGGACTTGACGATCGAAGGGGTATGAGAGGGCGCGATCGAGTGCGGGGTTGTAGCAGCGTGCGTAGAAGAAAGCGGTGCCACCTGCGAGTAGGGATAGGAGGACGAGTGCAGGTCGTGTCATGTGATTAGAGAGCATCACTAGCGGTAGTAGGAGGGTTGAGCTTGGTAGGAGAGGCCGTTGTAATCACGCCAGAAGGTGTAGCAGCCAGCCATGACACCCAGGGCTGCAGCGATACCAAGGATGCGGAGGAGTGGGTGCATGTCACTTGTCGTCTTTGCCCCAGGTGGAGCCGGCTGCTGCGCCGCCGATGCCATAGAAGAGAGCGCAGAGGATGCCACCACCGAGGGCAAAGAAAAAACAGGTGGTGATGACGACGCCAATGAAGCCAGCGAAGCCACCACCTGTTGCGAGGTTGATGAGGCCAAAGACGATGCCGAGAGGGATACCGAATTGGACACCACCCATGGCACCACCCATGAAGCCGAGGGTGGTACCAGCGGCGGCACCACCGACAGCGCCTGTGATGCCTTTAGCGAGACGTTTATTTGTCATGAGTGATTAGAGATGGGGGCTAGATGAAGGAGGAGGTTGAGGTATCGAAGATTGCGCCTGCGACAGCGATTTGTTCGATGTTGGTGAAGGTGCCGCCTTGCCAGGTGAAGGAATCAGAGCGGTCGTTACCGACAGAGCCAAGCTGCTTGTTTTGGATGTCGAATTGGCGAGCGAAGTAGGACTGTTCAGCGGATAGGCCTTGACGTCCAAATGCGCCACCTTGTCCGTAGAGGGATTCGAGCTGACCCAGGCGGGAGTCCTTTGCGGCGACGAGTTCGTCCCAGCGACTAGTGTTGATCACTAGTTGGTCAATACCTGCGCCGCCGTCGATGGTGGAGCGAAGGAAGTCGGTTTGGGACTGACTGCCGTAGCAGGTGAGGGAGTCGTTGCCGTCGCCAAGGTTGATGCGTGAGTCACGCATGGTTCCGATGAGGATGTCGTCGTCACCGGCGCCGGCGTCGACAGTCGAGTACTGCATCCCGAAGGACTCCGTGCCTGATTTTGAGCCTGTGATGTCAGTGATGAAGCTGGCGCGATCATTGCCGTCGCCGAGGTTCATTTTTCCTTGGAAGGCGATGGCTTCGCCCCAGGTGACAGCGTTGGCTTTTGCAGTGAGGGAAACGGTGTCATCACCGGAGCCCATATCGATGGTGCCGCGAGCAGCGATTGAGGTGCCACGAACGCCGTATAGGAAGTGTTGGAACTTCGTGCTGTCGACTTGTGTTGTGATGCTGAGGGAGTCGTTGCCGGCTCCCATGTTGATGGTGCCGCCCTCAAAGCCTTTGGCGACGAGGCTTTCGAGATAGCCAAAGTTGACTATTTCTTTGACGTTGATGGCTAGTCGATCGTCAAGGCTGGTGCCTGTGATGGTTGAGCGACTGAAGCCAATAGCGGGGTCAGCAGGAGCGCGGAAGATGACCCACTTATTGACATTGAAGCCGTCTGCGAGGTTGGTGAGGTTGAGCGAGAGGTCTAGGGGACCGTTGGCACTGGTGATGGAGGACGAGCGGAAGGCAGTGGTGTCGGGTGCGTAAGCAGTGTGATGGAGGTTGATGGAGACAGGGCCTTGAGTTTCAAGGGACTGCCTGTCAAAAGCGATGTGTGTGTATGGGGTTGACGTGAGCCAGTGTCCTGTGGCGGCTTTGCGGCCAGAGAGCTTCAGGGAGAGGGAAGAGAGGAGTGTCATGTGATTAGAGGTGATGACTACTTGCCGAGTTGTTTGGCGCAGGTTCCTTCGAAGTAGGAGATGACATCAGCGGGGTGCTGAAGTTCCATCCAAAAGGCTTCGGCTTCCATGATGGAATCGTTGGAGCCGTAGTTGGAGTTGAGGATCTTTGCGTAGTGAGGGGCTTGGACTTTGATGTCACGCCAGATGCCGGGGTGCTCTTCCTCAACGAAGGCGGTGTTACCGAGGCATGCCTGCATCACGTGAGTGGATTCGTGAGCGAGGGTTTCCCAGACGGCATTGGCGTTAGCCATGTCGATGTTGTTTTCGCAGAGGATGAGGCGATCGACCTTGGTGTCTTTGTCGTATTCGTAGTAGCCGGCGTATTTGTTGGGGCATTTGCGGACGAGGACATCGGTGCCGGTTTGGGCGACGAGGTTGGAGAGGGTTTGGATGTCCTTTGGAGTAGCTGCCTGCGCTGGGGCTGCAAGGCCGATAGCGAGGAGGAGAGGGAGGAAAGAGGTTCTGTAATCCATGTGTGTGAGTAGTGAGTGACCGGGACCCCCGGTGAATCAATAATGGCATACCACCTAAAAGCGGGAGGGGGCCTTAACAAACGGTCACGGGTTCGTTAGCGAATCTCGGAGCGAGTCGCATGGGACCGAAGAACCGTACACCGTCTGGCATACCCTCCCGTCAGGCGAAATCAATCGCAACCATCACGGATCAGGGTTCATGTGCTTCAGCCCCGTGTAGTGCGCCCGCTTTCCCTTGCTGCGCCCACGCCTCCGCGGCTGAACTTCCCGCACTTGGGACACTGCCTCCTCGTACCCAGGCGGCCTCAGGTCAGGACGGCGCTCGAAGATCCCGTCCCAGTCCACTGGCCTCACCATGGGCACTCCAATAGCTGAAACGCATCCCACGCATCGCTCCAAGCCATCAGCCCGTCGCTTACGTCGTCGCTAATCACGCGGCTATTGCCAGGGGCAATCACGCAGGTCACCAGCTTGTCGATCGTGATGTGCGGGAACCAATCAATGAGCATCGAGGCGTACCCGCCCAGCTGTTTCGTCGCTGGCTTGCGCGTCGACATCGACTTGGTGCTCGACACGCTCTTGAAGTCCACCAAATTGACGTTGCCCTCGGGCATTCGGATCAAAGCATCGAAGCTGCCCGCGTACCGCTTGCGCTGCTTGTCCACCAGCTTGAACTCGGTAGCTAGCACCTCGGCACCGTCGAACAGCCAGCAGCCTTCCATCCCTTTGACCCAGCTGCTGTAGTAGCCCTCTGGGTCAGGCGGGAGCTCCTGGCCCAGCAGCTTGGCCTCAGCAGCAGCGTGGACCCAGTTCCCCCTGGCCTCCCAGCCGAGCGGGCCATCCTTGTAGCGGTTGATCTGTTCGCGGTCTTCAGCACTCAATGGCTGGGCGATGGCGCTGACCGACCAGGGGATCCACTCACCTTGGTAGCGGTATCGGTGGAGGTCGTCGAAGAAGTCGAGCGATTGGATAGCGGATAGCAACTGCAGCACTTGCGCGGCACTTCCGCAGTGTATATCATCCGCTAGCAAACGCAAGGGCATCAGCTACCCAATGGCTACCGCTCAGCTAAACGTTCGTATCAGCGACGAGGAGCATCAGATCCTCGAGGACCTCGCTTCACAAACTGATGGGATCCTTACAAAGGCAGCCGTGGTCAGGGTTTTGATCCGCCACGCCAAGGCCATTGGCTGGGACCCATTGACAAGGGCACCCGCCACACAAACAATGGGAGAACCAGCCGCCCGCAGGGCTTCTTATTCTTCTTCTACTTCTTCTTCTAATTCTTCTAATAGAAGTATCTCTATGTCGATTCCAGCAGAGCTGGAACCACAGAGCGAGTTGATCAAGGAGTTCTGGAAGGTCAAGAAAGGCAGCAAGGGCCAGACCGCTTGGAAGCTCCTGATCGGTGAGCTTGAAAAGATCCGCGCCGCTTACGGCCTCCCCGTCGTTGGCGAGCAGCTAGAGCTCGGCATCAACGGCAAGTGGCAGGGCGTCACCCTGAAGAACTACGAGCAGTTCAAGCCCAAGGCCGCGGCCAAGGAGCCTGAGCACCGTCACCCTGCTAGCCGCGTCTTCACAGCCGCCAAGGGCTTTGATGACGGCCCTACGACTAACCCTGCCTTGGAGGGCTTGTTTTGAAAAAGCCCAGCAGAGCAAACAGAACCGCTCGATATGTCGCGTACAGGAACGAGGGCCTAACCCTGGCTCAGATAGGTGGAAGGTGTGGCGTAACAGCGTCTGCCGTTGCGGCAAAGCTCAAAAAAGCGAACTGCTGCCTCTATCCAAGCAATCCAACGAATACGGGCCTCAACAAGCGAACCTCTAATGCAACTGAGGCTGTCAGGCTGCGAAATAACGGTTCTTCAAATGCTGAAGTCGCCATCGCGCTCGGCATCAGCCGTGAGCGCGTTCGACAGCTGCTTGAACGCGAGGGCTACCACGGGAAGCCGGACTTGTTCAGGCAGCAAACAGACCCTGAGCAGCTGGCTATAAAAAACAAGCTGCGCACCAACTTCGTTCAGCGCCTTCGCGTTGCACTCGATCGTCAAGGCGCAAGCAAGTCAAGCCGCACGTTTGATCTGGTCGGATGCTCTCTCGACTTCGTGATGAGCCATCTGGAGGCCCAGTTCCTTCCTGGGATGGGATGGGACAACTGGGCTGTCGACGGCTGGCATGTGGATCACATCCGCCCCTGCGCCAGCTTTGATCTCACGGACCCACACCAGCAGCGCATGTGCTTTCACTACAGCAACTTGCAGCCCCTCTGGGCTGAAGACAACCTTCGCAAGGGTTCCAAATGGCAGGCCGCTTGAACCAAGCCTTCGACATCACCTCCGTCCGCCTCACCCTCCGCTCGATGGTCAATAAGGGCTACCTCACCCTTGAAGACCTCGACACACCCTCCTCGGGCTGGCGGGAAAACGCAGAACGCTTCCGCCGTCATCACCCCAAATACCAGCAACCCGTCTACGTCAACCCGCTCCGTGAACCAGAGGTCGCTGAAGCCATCTCCCTCTCCGATCCGCGGGACTTCACACCCGTCACTGGCCAAACCCCCGCTCTAGAGCCTCTCAGCCCCCTCTCAGAGCCTTCAGATGATCACCGCCCACCCTCCGACCCTGAACCCCTCCCCTTTTGATGTCCACCTCCCGCAATGCCGTCAAGGTATACCTCACACCTCAAGAGATCCACACCATCGACGCTGAGGCACAACTCAATGAGCTCCCTCGATCCGAATACATCCGCGACCGACTCCTTCACCCCGTCTCTGAACCGCCCAAACTCCCCTCCGTCGCCGTCTACCAACGCGCCGTCGTCGCTGCCCTCAAAGCCTCCAACGGTGCCATTAACCGCACCACCGCAGAAGCCATCGTCGCCACCATCATCACGAACTTCTACGGCAATCCTTGACCCCTACCAAACCGATCGCATCCTTGAGCTACGTCAGCTCTTCGACGATTACCTCTGGCACCTTTACTGTGATGTCCACAATCCCGCGGGACCGCCTGCAAGCGACGATCGAGCAAGCCGCAATGGCCCTTGAACCTGTCATCACCAACCTTCCTGACGATTGCGTGCGGGTCTGCGTCGGTGACATCTGCACCACATGCAGCAGCCACCACCTCGTCCCTGACAAAATCGCCCAACTTCGCCGCTACCCACGATGAACAAACTCACCCCCGAGGAACAAGCTCGCCTCCTCCGCACTACACCCAACTCCTACGGCGCTAACGACACCTTGGCCATGGCAAACCGCCAAGCCGTCCTCGACGCCCTCTACTACCTCGATGGCCGTCACCTCAAAGAACACCCCAAACACGGCCTCTACACAGGTCTCAATCAGTCCCTAAATGAGAACCGCTAGCATTTAGCCAAGATTTACTGCAAAGGTGGGAAGAAGCACCGCTACTGAAACCAAGTTCAGAGTGGATGCCGTCTACAAGCTCCTCTCTGAAGCTTGGTCGCGTCAGCAGATCTTGCAGTTCGCCGCAACTGAGTGGGGAGTCTCTCAGCGCATGGCTGATGAGTACATCGCTCGCGCTCGTGAACTCCTCCTCGCTGACGCTGAAATGCAACGGCCCGCATGGCTTGCTGAAGCTTTAAGCCGTTTGCGTAATTACGAACAGCAAGCCGCACGCCGTGGCCAAATGCAGGTTGCGGTCAACGCTTTGGGGATGCAGGCCAAACTCATCGGCATGGATGTCTGATGGAAATCGAAGTGCTGGACGCTGAACTGATCAAGGTCACCCTCACCCGTGACGGCTTCAGCGCTTCAGCCTTTGTCACCAGTCACCACCTCGTTGAAGACAAGCGCCGTCAGCTTGAAGCTGCCATCGATAGGGAAGCCCTAGATGCCTTCAATCCTTGACGCCTGCCCTGGTGGTCTCCTGCTTGAAGAGCCCATCTCTGTCAGTAACGAACAAGACTGGACTCCCTTCGCTCATCAGCTCTATGACTCCCTGACTGAACCGCAGCGACAGGTCTGGGACAGCCCTGAGCGCTTCAAGCTGCTGTGCTCAGGTCGACGCTTTGGAAAGACCTATCTCTGTATTGCCCGTTTGGTGGCTTGGGCGATTGAAAACCCTGGCAGTCTCAACTGGTACGTCACCCAGAACTACAAGTCAGCCAAACAGATCGCATGGCGGCAGTTGCGCTCGATGATTCCTGTCGAGATGTTCGCCAAGAAGAACGAAGCTGAACTCTCTGTCGAACTCAGTAACGGCAGCATCATTGCGTTGAAGGGTGCAGAGAATGCCGACTCCCTTCGTGGTGTTTCGCTCAGCAGCCTGATCGTCGACGAGGCGGCCTACGTCAAGCAGGAAGCCTGGGAGATGGTGCTGCGTCCTGCACTGTCTGACCAAGGCGGCCCTGCTTGGTTCATCACGACCCCTGCTGGTCTCAACTGGTTCCACGATTTGTGGGAGGCAGCCCAAGAGCAGGACGACTGGACGACCTTCAGCTTCACCACGATCGAAGGGGGCAACGTCCCGCCTGATGAGGTAGCCGCGGCCAAGCGCACACTTGACGAGCGCACCTTCAGGCAGGAGTACCTCGCCAGCTTCGAGACACTCACGGGCAGGGTCTATCCAGACTTCAGCGATGACAACATCAGCGCCGATGTGGTCGACACTGGCGGCGACATCCTCTGGGGCACTGACTTCAACGTCAGCGTGATGGCTGGCGTTCTGGCTTCCAGGGTGGGTGACACCATCCACATCTGGGATGAGGTGACCGTGAAGCAGTCGAACACTGATGAGGTGTGCGCAATGCTCAAGCAGCGCTTCCCTGATCGGCGGATCGTTGCTTACCCGGACCCCACGGGGTCAGCACGTAAGACCAGTGCCGCTGGCGAGACTGATCACGGCATCATTAGGCGCTATGGCTTCAGCTGCATTAGCCCCAAGCATCCGTGGGCAGTGAAGGACAAGATCAACAGCACGAACTGGATGATCCGCACAGCTGACACCCAGATCAGGCTGTTCATCCACCCACGTTGCAAGCACACGATCAAGGCACTGAAGAACGTGACCTACAAGGAGGGCGCGGAGGACTACGTGATTGACAAGACAGCTGGCATCGAGCACTGGACTGATGGCCTGGGGTATTTGATTCTGGGTGCGTTCAACCAGGTGAAGCCGTGGAAGACAGGCGGCACGGGCTGGCGTGTCTACTGATCCCCTGCTACGGTTGTGGGGTATGGGATCAAAGGTCAGGCAGAAGCCAGCCAAGGTCGCCCGAAAGGCTGCCCCTGGGGGAACCCTGATCTCCCTGTTGGTCTAATCGACCCTTGAAAGCCGCCTCAAGGGCGGCTTTCTTGTGCTCACTCCCACTTCGGCTTATCGGGCTGCAAGGCGTCCAGCTTCTTCCTTACCGCCTGCGCCTTCCGGTTCAGATTGCTACCAGGGCGGTACTCGTCGATCAGTACCCGCACAAACTCTGAGTCGAGCCCACCGGCGTAAGCGCTCGTGAGGATGTCGAGTGCGGTGTGCAAGATGGTGACTTCTTCTTCACTGAACATTGTTTAAGAGTGGCTTGGTAATGGTCTAATTGAAGGACATAGTCAAGGGGAGAGAAGGGCCGCACGCCGGGCGGATCTCGCGGCCTCTTCCCCCCAACCCCTACGGATACCTAGGGAAACCTCGTCAGACATGGCATTCCGCAGCTACCGACGCGACGCCAACGGGCGCTTTTCCGGCTCTGGCGGCCAGCGCAAGCAAGAAGCACGCCTTGCTGCCAATGAAAAGCGCGCCTCACAACGCGCCAAGACCGTGACTGATGCTGCTGTCCTGGGCGGCAAGTCCGGCACGCTCAAGACGATGGCCAAGAAGGCAGAAAAAAGTGCCAAGGTCAACGCCAAGGCACGCAACGTCTACAAGAGCAAGCGCCTCAGGAATCGCTAAGACGAGCGATTAGTGAATGTCACTAGTGCTCCGTATGCTGAGGGAAGCTAGGCCTACGGCTGGATAGTGCAATGGCTGGACGCCGCTACGTCAGAGACGCCAAAGGGCGATTCGCTTCTAAGGGCGTAGGCGGAATCGGCGGTTACCAAGGACAGACCAGTGGTGAAGGTGCCCGACTGAAAACGAAAGGCCACGTTCGCGAAGGTGGTGGTTCAAAACGTTCTTTGAAGACCAGTGGGCAAGGAGTAATCGCGAAGCCCAAAGGGTTGGCTCCTCAGTCTTCAAGGTCACTGCGTACAGGCGTGGCTGTGAATCGGCTGAATGGTGTCAACGCAAGGATGGGCACTCGCCCTGACACAGCGGCACAGAACATCCCGATGAGCGGTTCGCGTGGGCGTGCCCTTGATCGGGACATCTCCCGCAGCGTGAGTCAGCAGAAGGCAGCTGCACGCACTGCTGATCGCGCTAGGAACAGCAAGTTCAAGACTGAGCAGTCACGAGCGAAGAAGCTGCGTGACGCGCATGTTGGGGCGATTGCTCAGGCGAAAGGCTTGCCCAAGTCGCAGGTGGAAGCTGCGTTGAAGGCACAGACTCCATCGACCCAGATCAAGGCGCTGAAGAACTGGGTCAAGCAAAACCGCACTGCCAAGCCTGCTGCTGCACCTGCTCCGACCTCGACTGGTCGTCAGCGCGTGCGTGGCAACTTCAGGCCGCAGAACCTCTATAGCGGCACTAATCGGAGTGCAGCCAAGGGCTATGGGACTGACGCCGCGGCCAATGTGCGTGAAGCGCGTCGTCGTATTGAAGCCAGCGGCGCTCAGTCAGCACTGAAGAGCAACAAGCGCAGTAGATCGGTCGCCAGCGTTAACGAGAAAACGCCAAACAAGGTCGATGTCAACGCGTCGCATAGCGCCTGGAAGAACCCTCGCGCGGACATGATCCAGTCGCGGCGTAAAAACGAGTTTTCGACGTCGTCTCCCAATCACTACGTCGCGCACGAGCTAGGGCACATCCGAAACCCCAGTAGCCAGATGGCAAAGAGCTGGGACACCCAGTTGCGCGGCAAAGGGCAGATCTATGCCGATGCCGACAAGGTGTTGAACGCCAAGCGAACTGCGCGTCGAGTTAGCCGATATGCAATGACGCAGCCAGCTGAGTTTGCAGCTGAGGTGTCTGCCGGCCTGTCTTTAGGCAAGAAATACGACTCTCGTGTGATGCGTCAATACCGGCAGGTGAACGGGCGTAGAGCCCGCAGCCTGCGCTCTCAACTCAAGAACAAATGAACAAGCCTGAAGTCACCGCCGTTGGCCGCCTCCTCAAGGCGAAGCCTGGTGTTCCTCGTGTTCAGAAGGTGATCGCGATCAATCCTGACGGCAAGATCAAGACGGTGATCAACCGTCCGTGTGATTAGTCGCTTTCACTAGCCCTACGTATCCCGAGGGAAACCTCGGGATATGCCTCCCTGTTGCCATGGCCCGCACCTACAAGCGTGATCAGAACGGTCGGTTCTCATCGGGCGGTGGAGGCGGCGGCAAGCTCGGCAAGAGCGCCAAGAACGAGAAGGCGCGGAAGGCTTACAAAGAGGCAAGCAGCAAGGCGCGTTCTGCAGCTAAAGAGTTTGGTGGTAATAGCCCTGCGGCTGGCAGCAAGTTCGCCAACCGTCAGATTGCTGGGGCCAAGTCTGGCCTGACTCGTGTCACCAAGAAGCTGCACGGCGGCACAGCTAACAACGTTGGCCGCAATACGAGCGACAAGATGCGCGAGGCTCGCCAGAACCTCGGCGGTATGGCCAAGACTCAGCGACGCAGAAAGGCCGAAGGGGTCGCCAAGCCTTCTGCTGGTCTGGCCCGTAATCAAGTGGCCAAGGGCCGTGCTGCCAAGGCCGCTTACAAGTCCAAGTCCGCTAGCAAGCGCAAGGCTGCAGCGGCACGCAAAGGTGGAAGTTTCACCGAGACCCGTACCTTCAAGAACAGCTTGAAAGGGAAGCAGGCCAAGGCGCGTGCTGCCAAGAAAGCAGCCAAGTGATTAGTCGGAACGACTGATGGACTGGAAGCCGCCGCGCAAGGCCCGCCCCCGCGATCAGTGGGGGCAATTTCGTTCTCGGGCTGACATCGCAGCAGAGCAAAGGGCGTCGCGTTTTGATTCTCTTTTGATCGCAGCAGAAGATCTGTACTGGCAGGCCGAAGAAGAACGCGAGACTGATCCCTAGGATTAGGCAGGGATAGGGAACCTAGGTCTAAGGGTTTGAGCGATGCAGATTCCGCCTCCGAATGTGCTTCCTGGCATCCCTCTTGGTGGAGCAGTCCAGTTAGGCATTGAAGGTGGGGCCCAGGACGACCCGAGTGTTCGGGACCTTCAGATCCTGTCGATGATGCCCGCGTGGGAACGGGTGCGGATGGCGCTGACCGATTCGTCCTCGTTACGTGGCATCGGTTCTCGTTTTATCCCGCAGCTGCCAGGGGAAGACTCAGACGGGTACGCAGCGCGCAGCAGCAAGTTTGTCCATGTCCCTTGGTTCGAGGAACTGACTGAGCTTGCGGTTCACAAGCTGTTCCGCAAGACGCTGAATTTCACGACGGAAGACAAGGACCTAGAGGAATGGACTAATGACGTGGACGGGTCTGGCACCGACCTAGAAGCGTTCTGGAAACTGGTCACGAAGGTCGCGATTCAATACGGCCACTGCCATGTCCTCGTTGATATGGCCACAGACGTGAAGCCACGGACGCTGCGTGAAGAGCAGGAGTTCAAGGTGCGTCCAAACCTGTTCGTGATTCGCCCTGACCAGGTGGTTGGGTTCAGGACGGAGCGCAAGGGTGGGCGTGAGCGCCTGGTGCAGTTCAGATATATGGAATACGCGCAGAAGGAAGAAGGTCGCTATGGCTCGAAGTGGGTCGAGCGTGTGCGCGTGCTGGAACCAGGGAAGTTCGAGCTGTGGGAAGCGCCGGAACGTGGCAGCAAGAACTGGCAGCTGATCGAATCTGGCAGCTATGGCCTGGGTGAGATCCCGCTCACGACGGTTTATGGCCGCAAGGAAGGGAGCCTAGTGAGCAGCCCACCGCTGCTTGAAGTGGCGAATTTGAATCTGCTGTATGACCTGGCGCTCTGTGATCACTCTCATCAGATGTCAGTTGCTGCGACGCCAATCCTTGTCCTGAAAGGGTTTGACGAGCACCAGCCGAAGCTGACGGTGAGCGTGAATCGAGCGCTGGCGATGCCTCCTGAGGGCGACGTGAGCTATGTGACGAGTGATTCGGCTGCTTTTGAAGCGCAGGAGAACTACCTGCAATACCTGGCCGAACGGATGAATCAGGTAGCGATCGTCGGGTTCAAGGAGCAGAAGAACGCGGCTGAGGCTGCCGCGGCCAAGCGCATGGATCACTCGGATGAGGATTCAGCGCTGAGCACGATCGCGACGAGCATCGAGCACGCTTTGGAAGAAGCGGTCGATTGGGTTCTGGAGTACATGGGCAGCAGTGCTGACTATGACTATGGGATTCCTGACAACCTGAGCGATGAGATGCTCGATGCGCAGGATGTGGCGCAGCTGTTGGCGTTGCAGACCAGCGGTGTGATCACGAAGGAGACGTTGCTGAGCACTTTGGTGAAGGGAGAGGTGCTTGATATTGATCCGACAGAGGAAGCGGAGCTAGCGAGCCAAGAGTCGCTGGACGACTTGGTAGCGAATCAGGAAGTGATGCAGCAGTTTGCGCCCGACCCACAAGAGGCGGGCACTAATGGCCCTGCATAAACTGAGTCCATACGCCTTGGTATGAATGGCCTGTTGGTATCCGTCACCTTGGTGGCCTCCTGTGCAAGTGCCAGCTGAGTCGCCCCATCAGGCGGCGATTGCTGATCGTGACGCTGAGGTGACCGAAGTGAAGACGAAGACACGTCGTCGCACTACAAAAGAGGCGGACTGATGGCTGGCGTTGCGTCTGCTGCGATCGTTTCCGGTGAATTGATCATCGGTTTAGATGACGGCAGCTTGATTCGAGCTGGTTATGTCCAGGGACCGACTGGACTGACTGGTGAACGTGGCCCGATGGGTGCGACGGGCCCTGCTGGGCGTGATGGGAACGGGTTGCTGCATGGTGCAGGGCTCCCGCAGTTTGGTGATGGAAAGGATGGTGACTTCTATATCGATATAAAGGAATGGAAGGCATACGGGCCGAAGACTGGCGGCAAGTGGGGTTCAGGTGTTGCCCTGCTGCCTAAGGATCGTGGGATGGAACTGCCTACGGGCATGAAGGCTCAGGGCAGTGGTGCTTCCGGGCGTTTCTTTGCTGGTGGCATCTCAGGCCCTAGCTCTGGCGGTATCCCAACTGGCAGTGGCACTGGCGGTCCTTCGCCAATCCTGACCAACGGCACCCCGATGGTGGCTGGCGTTTCAACGCTGATAGCTGAAGACTCGTCAGGTGACGCCATGATCGTTGACCTGTGGGCACAGTCCGCACAGGGCACACTGTTCACTGAGGTTGCCGTTAGCAAGGGCAACGGCACTGATACCGGTTACAGCGTTGTGTATGAAATCCAGATGGGCGTGCAGCCGCCGGTTTTGACCTTCACGCCAGGCGTGACGGCAAGGGGTGCGCTGCAACTCAGCATCAGCAGTGATGTTGCATTGACCAACATCCGCGGCCGCGTGATGTACCTGTAGATCGGGAATCTAGGGGGCAGCGTCGGGGCGAAGTGGCTCGGCTGCCCTCATAGTCATGACGCTTCAGCCTTTCCACGTTCGCGGCGGGTTGAACGCGGACGGGCAGCGGGTGATGAAGATCGCCGATGCTCTTGCGCCGGACGATGCAGTCAACCTGCGGATGCTTCGGGCGAATGCCGGCGTTCACTTCGTCGCCAGGCTGAGCAACTTACCCAGCCCGCAGGATCCAGTAGCAGCCAATCGTCCGCTGGACGGTCAGCTGTATTTCGTGAAGTTCGATCTGGCGGGCAACCGTATTGATCGTCTCTACGCCTTTGACGACAGCGTGGGTCACACCGGCCCGATCGCCACGCTGCTGGTCGAGAGCGACAACCCAGCGGACGCTGCCACGATCACCGCGCTGGCTGGCAACCAAGACGCTGGCAGGGTGATGACGCTCTCCGGTGGTGGCACCGGCGCTATTGCTGACCTGACGGCAC